ACATAGTAATATCATTAAGCTATGACAATTTATCTACAAACGCTGTATTTAGTTATCAATTACTTAACGACAATACGCCGTTAGTTGGTAATCAAATTAGCATGGAGGGAACAGATTATAGTACTTGGGACGGAAGTAATACCGCAGCAATTACATATGTAACCAGCAAGATTAATGTAGTATTAGATAACTAATATAGTTAACGATATTTATATTAAAAGAATATTACTATGGCAGTACACATTCCTATATGGCCAGGTTCGGCATCATTCTTCCCAGGAGATACTCCTTTTGGATTCTACGACAATGACTATCAGTTTCAAACAGATTCTGAAAAGATGGCTGATTGGTGCGCTAAACGTTTGGGATATCCAATACAAGATGTTGAATTACAAGACATCAATTTCTTTGCAGCGTTCGAAGAAGCTATTACCGAATATGGTAATTATGTTAACACATATAACACAATTGATAATTTACTTAATACGCAAGGACAGTCAACTGCATCAAACTTCACAGGCAAGATGGTTACGCCTTCGTTTACGGGTATATTTAAGTTGACTGAGAATTATGGTTCAGAAGCTGGTTCGGGTGGTAATTACACATTATATACAGGTAGTATACAAGTTACTCCACAGAAATCAGTATATGATTTAACCGATACAAGTATCGTTGCATTGGAAACTGGTAGTTCAGCGGATAGACGTACTATAGAAATTAGACGTGTATTTCATGACATGGCGCCTGCGAAGATTAGATTCTTCGACCCATTCGTTGGTACTGGTTTAGGTACACAAAACATGTTAGATGCATTTGGATTTGGTAATTATAGTCCGGGTGTATCATTTATGATGATGCCTTTATATGCAGATATTTTACGTTTGCAAGCCATTGAGATGAACGACCAAATACGTAAAAGTCAGTATGGATTCCAAATTTCAAACAATCGTATGCGTATCACGCCAATACCACAAGATAATTTTAAAATTTATTTCCAATACTTTTTAAAAGCAGATAGAGATACTCCAGAAGTAATGGGTGGTGTAGTTTCAGATTATTCTAATATACCATACCAAAACGTTGTTTATAATCAAGTTAATTCGATGGGTAAACAATGGATACGTAAATATACTTTAGCTGTTGCGAAAGAAATGTTAGGTAATATTAGAAGTAAATATTCGACAGTTCCGACACCTAATGGTGAAGTAACATTGAACGGCGCAGATTTAGTTGCGCAGGCAACTGCAGAAAAAGAAGCATTAGTTACGGAGTTAAGAGAAACGTTAGATTCATTGTCACGACAAGCACAGTTAGAACGTAAACAAGCAGAATCGGAAGCGTTGCAACAACAAATTAATAAAGTGCCATTGGCTATTTATATAGGAGCATTAATACCATTTTTAATAATGATAATACTATGATAGTTTGTTTATTATGTCAACGACCGTTTAAACGTTTAGGTAAATACCATTTAGCTAAAAGTCATAATATGACATTAGACGAGTATGTAGCTAAATATCCATACGCGGAATTAATTTCTGAGGAAACGAAAGCTAGATATGCAGCTGGAACAAAAGCGGTATACGCAAAATTAGACCCCGCAGGTAGAAAAAACAGAACGTACAAACGTACGGCGGAAAGCATAAAAAAAATGAAAGAGTCGTTAAGACAGTATCGTTTATCTAACAATTATAAAAATCGATATACAAAAGAACGTAACGAAAAAATTAAAAATGCTCAAATAAAACGTTGGGAAAGTATCGATAAACAACAACGTAGTGAAATGCTAAAGGAAACGCAACGAAAAGCAAAACAACGGTTAGGTGAAGAAAAGTATAATGAATTACGACGTATAAATGGAGCGAGGTCACTTCAAAAGTTTAATAGTCAAGACAATATAGCGTGCAGTTCATCATTTGAAATTGAGATGTATGAATATTTACGTACACGTAGCGTAGAATTTATTTCGCAGTTTGCAGTTAATGGTTGGACATATGATTGTTATATACCATCACAAAATTTATTGCTAGAATTCGATGGTGATTTTTGGCATCCGTTAACGATAGAAGAATGCAAATATACATGGCAACGAACGCGTGTTCGTACGGATAAGTTGAAAAACGAAAACGCCATCAGTCATGGATATAATATTAAACGTATACGCTTGTCAGAAAAAGAAAAAATTAAGGAGATAATATAATGTTATTTGGGTCAGGTAGAGATGCAAGTTTTGTACGAGGCATTAATAAAGAACTTATCAATCGAGTAATTGATACGGAAGTCGAGTACTATAAATTGAGTATGGAGAATACGAGAGAAAATCTTTACGGAGAAGCACCTCAAAAAGTATATTTCAATCCAGTTAAAATAAATTGTATCATACAAAAAGATGAAAAGGAAAGCTTGTCGGACGTTGGTGGATACGACTTTAACCGTACTGCTGTGTTTGCATTTCTAAGAGATACACTTAAAGACTTAAATATAGTTGCGCAAGAAGGCGATATTGTTAAATGGGATACGGAATATTTTGAACTTGATAAAGTTAATATTAATCAATATTGGGGAGGCCGAAATCCAGAAACGGTACCTGCTGTAACATCTGGCGAAACGACTGAATTTGGTTATAACGTTTCTGTAATTTGTTCGGCACATTTAACAAGATTAAGCAAAGTTAATATCATACAACCACGTTCAGGTATTAATCGTCCTAACTCACATATATTACCAAGGAACATTTAATGAAACCAGAACTTAGAAGAACGTATAGTACATTTACTGATAATGATACTCCTCAACGCGAGGTACAGATACGCAGAGATAATGACACGGTTAAAACGCCGGCATGCACATTGTATGACGTAGATTATAATATACATTGGTTTATATCTCAGTTTATACAACCATACATTGTAGATAATGATGCACGTGTAGATGTACCGTTATATTTTGCAAATGGAGAATTTTTATCGCAAATACAGAAGAACGGATATTTAAGAGAACAATCAACCGGTAAAATTATTACTCCGGTAATGACTATTCGTAGAACAAATATGGATGATAGAGAAGATTACAAACATTTAGATGTAAACTTGAATCCAGCAGACATACAAAAGCCAGCCGGTAATATTATTATACATAAACCTAAATATACAAATAAGAATCAGTACGATAGATTTTCAACTCAATGGGATACTAAGTTTAGTAATGAATACTATATTACTACTATACCTGAGTATGTGCTTGTTACATATGAATTATTGATTTGGGCTGAATACATTGAACACTTAAATCAAATAGTTCAACAAGTACAGCCTAAAGGCGGACATGCTTGGGGAGATACTTGGAAATTCACAACATATACAAGAGGTATTAGTTTTGAAGATAGTATCGATGCCGGTTCGGACAGAGTAGTGCGAGCAACTATGGGTTTAGAAGTAAGAGCAGCATTATTACAACAAGACGAAACTAGAGCCAATAATATGGTTAAGGCTTATAGTCCTAAACGAGTAGTATTTGGAACTGAGGTAGTAAATTCTATACCAGCAGTTAAAAAAGGTCCTAATAACCAATAAAATTAGGAATATCGAAAAAACATTTATATATTTATTACAAAATAAGGAGTTATAATATGTCAGAACAAACATCATTGACACAAGAAGAATTAAATTTTCTTAAACAAGCAAAAGAAGAAGGTCAACAAATTGTTGCAACTTTCGGACAAATTCAAATCGAACGTTTAAATCTAAATATGCGTATTGCAGAGCTAGATAAATTACAGGCAGAAACCGAAGCCAAATTTAAAAACATTATCGAACGCGAACAAAATTTCACCAAATCATTATTTGAAAAATATGGTGACGCAGTAATTGATGTAGAAACGGGCACGATATCAAAGAATAGTTAACGGTTTGTCATACTGAAACTATATTTATTTAAAACAATTAAAAGGAGAAATTAATGGCAGAACAAATCGTAAGCCCTGGCGTGTTTACAAATGAAACCGACCAGTCATTCTTACCTGCTGGTGTAGCCTCTATTGGTGCGGCCATCGTTGGTCCAACCGTAAAAGGTCCGGCTATGTTACCTATGCGAGTAACTAGCTATAGCGAATTCGTACAAATGTTCGGAGACGTGTTTACATCAGGTTCAGGTACATCAGAAAAGAGTTATAAATATTTAACCAACTATGCAGTACAAGAATATTTGAAATCAGCTGATTCAGTTACAGTAATGAGAATATTAGCTGGAACTTATTCTACAGCTTATTCAAATGTAGTATCAACTGGTTCATCGGCTGCAGCATTTAAACTTTACACATTATCACCTGGAGCTATTTTAAATAGTGGTGCAGAATCTGCATCTCTTGCAGGTAGTGGTTCGGCATCTGATGAAACATCTAATAATGCATTAGTTCAACAATCAGGTTCGGCTAACAACTTACGTTGGGAAATTAGCAACGTTAACTTTACAAAAGGTACATTTAGTGTAGGTATACGTAGAGGTGATGATACTTCAAGACGTAAAACTTACTTAGAACAATTTAACAATGTATCATTAGACCCTAATTCAAGCAATTACATTGCTAGAGTAATAGGTGACCAAGTATATACATTGCGCGATAGTGGAACTACTTCACCATTCATTCAATTGTCTGGTTCATTCCCTAATCAAAGCAAATATGTACGTGTTGAAGTATTACAAAACACTATCAATTACTTAGATAGTAACGGTAATGTTCGTTTAGGTTCATTATCTGGTAGTTTACCTGCCGCAGTATCTGGTACATTTGCATTTGGTTCAGACGGTACTGTAGTACATCCAAAAGCATTATATACAGATATATCAAATACTAATACACAAGGTTTCGATTTAGCTTCAGGTCAAGCAGGTAATACTGCATATACCGATGCTGTTAATATTTTATCTAACCAAGATGAATATGACATCAACTTATTAGTATTACCAGGCTTAGTTAACAACTATTCAAATCATAGTTTAATATTAACAAAGGCCTTAGATATGGTTGAAACTCGTGGAGACGCATTCTTAATTATGGACCCTGTTGAATATGGAGCTAGCATTACAACCGCAACTCAAAATGCTTCAGCAAGAGATAGTTCATATGCTGCTATGTATTGGCCATGGGTACAAATTTCAGATAACGATTTAGGACAAAATGTATGGTTACCAGCATCTTGCTTAATTCCAGGTGTATATGCATTTAATGATAGAGTATCTGCAGAATGGTTTGCACCAGCTGGTTTAAACAGAGGTGGTATTGATATCGCTATCCAAGCTGAACGTAAATTAACACATGCTAATCGTGATACATTATATGAAGCCAATGTAAACCCAATTGCAACTTTCCCTGGTTCAGGTGTTTGCGTATGGGGACAAAAAACATTGCAGAAGAAAGCTTCGGCATTAGATAGAATCAACGTAAGACGTCTATTAATTGCTGCGAAGAAGTTTATTGCTAGTACAAGTAAATTCTTAGTATTTGAACAAAATACAGCTGCTACTCGTAACAGATTCTTAAGCATTGTTAATCCATATTTCGAATCGGTACAACAACGTCAAGGTTTATATGCTTTCCGTGTTGTATGTGATGAGACAAACAATACTCCAGCAGTAGTAGATAGAAATGAGTTAAGAGGACAAATTTTCTTACAACCTGCTAAGACAGCTGAATTTATCATTATTGATTTCAACGTATTACCGACAGGTGCTACATTCCCAAGCTAATCAATAATTTCGATATAACAAGAATGGGTAGTTTCGGCTACCCATTTTTTTATGTACTTTACTGAAGGAAACGGCTACTTGATTGAAAAGCCATACATTTAGGTTGATATTACGGTAGATTTTACCTATCTTTATATTTATATAAAAAGAAAACGTATATGAAATTAAAACAACTTTTAACGGAAGACGCTAGAACGGATATACAATCTAAACTACAGCGTATGCCATTATGGAAGAAATACGAAATGACGTTCGATATTCCAGGCTAGGTACAACCAAATAAAATGAAAACGGGTACTACTAAAGATGGTCGTAAAACATATACAATATCTATTGGTATTTTAAATGCGCCTGATAGATTTTGGCAAGAAGAGAAATCAGTAAAATTAATACAAAAATATTTCCCGGAATTGGACATATATGAATTTGGCGTATTTGATTTCGTTAAAGTAAACGGTAAAAATGCAAAACCTATTCAAACATTTGAACTTGAAATGCCGGGTTACTCTGCAAGAAACGTAAAGTAAGAAACATATTAAGGGCTAAAGAAATTTAGTCCTTACATACTGTAATTACAAATTGTATATATTTATATAAAAGAAAACAAGGAGACTATACAATGGCAGAATTATTAGACCCAACCGAAATATTTTTTACCGCGTTTGAACCTAAGACTGCGAATAGATTTATTATGTATATAGAGGGAATTCCTTCATATATTATTAAAGCTGCGAACCGTCCTAGCATTGACCAAGGTGAAATGATATTAGACCACATCAACATTGAACGTAAGTTGAAAGGTAAATCACGTTGGCAAGATGTTACTATTACATTATATGACCCAGTTGTACCATCAGGTGCACAAGCTGTAATGGAATGGATACGTTTACATCACGAATCAGTAACAGGTCGTGACGGTTATTCAGACTTTTATAAGAAAGATATAACATTTAACGCATTAGGACCTGTAGGTGATAAAGTAGAAGAATGGACATTAAAAGGAGCTTTCATTAGTTCAGCAACTTTCGGTGATTTTGATTGGAGTACGGAAGACCCGGTACAAATTGAAGTTACGCTGAAATATGACTACGCTATACTCCAGTTTTAGTGTATCATATTTGGAAGTCAAAGAAAAATCCTTTATATTTATTTATATAAGGGATTTTTTTATGGACAAATTTACATGCAATCTATGTCAACGAGAATTCGATAGTTATAAAGGGTTTCAAAATCACAATTCACGCGCACATAAAATTAACGGCGTACAAACATTTATTAACGTTTATTATAACGGTATCCACCCTGTATGTAAATGTGGATGTAACGAAAAATTAAATTACCAAAACGGGAAGTTTGGAGAATACATACGAGGTCACGTAGCTAGAGTTAATGGAGGCTTTTATACGGAAGAAGGAATTAATAAATCAAGCGATACTCGTAGACAACAATATAAAGATTGTACTCGCGAGCAGTGGAATAAAGGTAAACAATATACTGATGAACAAATGCAAATATATCAAGTGGCGTGGCAAAGTACATCTCGTCGTGCGAAAATATCCGAAAAACAAAAAGAAAATGTTACACGTAAATTAGGTTACGAGTCATGGCAACATTGGTATGATACATTACCAGAACGTAAACGATATTATTATGATGTATGGAAATTAACAGAAGCTAATGCACACTTAATACCGGATTATGACCCAGAAAAGCGCGGATTAGCTGGACAAGACGGAGCGTATCAGATAGACCATATCATACCGATTAGTATAGGCTATACAAATAAAATGCCGCCTGATGAAATAGCGCATCCGAACAATTTACGTTTTATAGCCTGGCAAGAGAACTTAATTAAAGGCTCTCGTAGGTAAGGAATTTTTTTATGTACGTTGATATTTATATATGTAAAAGGGAGTAAAACAATGTCACAATGTAAAACAAATAGCAAGGGTTTGCTAGAACAAGACCCATTCGTACCGGTGGAAGACAAAAATAGGTTTTATTACATGCTACAAGGCATGCAAAACAACAGATGGAAAATTACAGGAATAGTTTTATTCTTATTTTTCTTTATTATATTTGGTATTAACATGGCAATCTTTTTTCAAATTAGTATAGAAGAAAGCTGGAAAGAAATGTTACTTATTTTATTTGGTGCCTTTGTAGGTAACTTAAATAAAGTAGTTGACTATTGGTTCAATTCAGAAGACCGTGATAAAATGTTAATTGCGAAGGTTGATGAAGAAGATGATACTATCGAAGAAATTGTAGCTAAAAGAAATAATCCAGTAACAGAAAATGGCATACGTATATAGGCATATAAGATTAGATAAAAACGAACCTTTTTATATAGGTATTAGTGGTCGTACAGATGTAGACTCTACATCTTATAAACGTGCACGTACTACTAAACGAACGCATAATCAATTGTATATGAACATCGTGTCTAAAACAGCTATACGAATTGAAAT